CCATCAGGAGCACGGTATGGTATAAAGAACTCTTCACTTCCCCATTCAATTACATTCTCATTTAGATCACAGTAATGACAGAACTTTTTTTCCCATGTACTTCTGCAAATGATATTAGTTATATCTCCTTTATACTTTCGTGGATGAGAAGGTTTGAATAAACTCTTTTTACTTTCTGCCATCTCTTATACATAATATATAAGGTCAAATAATATTTATAAATGGCTGCTCCTAGAACACAAGAATCTAATATTAACCAAAATCTTCCTCAGGTAAGGACTGTTGCGGATGTTAAAGCAAATCTGCTTAGACCTGCCTTAACTTCTCAATTTGAAGTTTATATTCCACTGCATAAAATTCCTATTAGAGCAATGAATGCTGCAGGAATCTTTTTGAATAAGAATAATGAATGGATGTTAAATTTATCATGCTGTAATGTATCCCTTCCTGGTTCTAAATTATTAACATCGGAGATAAAGAATGATAGGACTGGAGTGACTGAGCATCATGTTCATCGTAGAATGTATGATGATACAATTGACTTTGAGTTTTATGTACCTGCAGAGAATTATATTCCCATTAGAATTTTTGAATGTTGGATGGATTATGCTGCTGGTGTAGAATTAGAAGATGAGCGTAAAGATACTATAAGTTCAAATTATTTTTATAGAATGAATTATCCTGATGATTATATTGCTGATCAGGGATTGAAAGTTAGAAAATTTGAAAGAGATTTTAATCAATCTGAAGCTAATATTGCTGGTGGATACTTGGAATATGAATTCATTAGAGCATTTCCTGTTGCTGTAAATTCAATGCCAATTACTTATGATACATCAGAGTTATTAAAGGTTCAAGTACAGTTTAGTTACATAAGATATGTAATGAATAAAGGATGGTTCAAACAAATTAATGAAGATCCAGCTAGTGTTTTCCTTGGTGCTGGAGGTGCTATAGTACAAGGTAAATTTGGAGACGCTTGGAATATGATTAAGGATGCAAATATTCATGGTGCAGTCAGTCAAGCAGCAATGAATAGTTTAAGTACCCTTACTAGTTTTGTGTTTGGTGAAAAGTCTGTTGATAAGATTAGAGGTGGTGCTAGATGGGTTAATGATACCTTGGGTTGGATTAGAGGAATAGGTCGGAGATAGTGTATAAATAAAGTACACTGAATTGTATTAGGATATTATGCCTTTACCAAAAATTGCGACTCCAACTTATGAGTTGGTGTTACCTTCGACTGAAAAGACTGTTAGATATAGACCTTTCCTTGTTAAAGAAGAAAAACTTTTAGTTCTTGCATTAGAGAGTGAAGATAATAAACAGATTACTACTGCAATTAAAACTGTAATTAAAAGTTGTGTTACTGCAAAAGGATTAAAAGTAGAAACTCTTCCTACATTTGATATTGAATATCTGTTCCTTAACATCAGAGGTAAGTCTGTTGGAGAAGAATTGGAAGTCAATATTATTTGTCCTGATGATAAGGAAACTGAGGTTCCTGTTACTATTGATTTAGATGACATACAGGTTCAAAAAAGTGATGATCATAATAATCAAATTAAAATTGATGATAATATTATGATGGAGATGAAGTATCCATCTCTTGATGAGTTTATTAAAAACAATTTTGATTTTAAAGAAGGTAATCAAATGGAACAGTCATTTGATTTGATTGCATCATGTATTGATAAGATCTATACCGAGGATGAAGTATGGTCTACTGCTGACTGTACTAAGAAAGAAGTGAAAGAGTTTCTTGAATCAATGAACTCATCTCAGTTCAAAGATATTGAGAAGTTCTTTGAGACTATGCCTAAGTTACAGCATACTATTACTGTTAAAAATCCTAAGACAAAGGTTGAAAGTGAGGTAGTGCTTGAGGGATTAGCATCTTTTTTCGGGTAGGCATGTCGCATATGAACCTGGAGAATTACTTCAGGTTAAATTTTGCGTTGATCCAGTACCATAAATATAGTTTGACGGAGATAGAAAACCTTATCCCTTGGGAAAGAGATATCTATGTTGGTCTTCTTAAGCAACATCTTGAAGAAGAAGAATTAAAACGCAAACAAGCGAAATCGAATGCCTAAAGCAAAACTTGATAGTGCATATGAAATACTTTTAGACTATGGATACATCGAACCAGGTGTATCCGATAGAGTTTATTGGGAAGCACTTAAGCAAGCAACTTTAGATTTCAAAGAAGAAGGTAATGTAGAATACTTTGATATTGTAAGAGCAGAAGAAAAAGAACTTAGAGATAAAGTAATTCCTAAGATAAAGAAAACAAAGATAAGTGCGGAAGCATTTAAGAAAGGAACATCACAAGATATTAAACCTAATACTGAGGTTACTTCTCTTACTATAAGAGAACCTAGACCTGAAGTAACTGCTCAACAAATTACTCCTGAAACTCCAGAAGAAGAACCAGTTGTTAAGCCAAAGCAACCATCTCTTGGAGAAGGATTTAAAAATATTCTTAATTCTATTGCAGGAAGTACAGAGTCTATTAAGAATCTTTTATTAGGGCAGCAGCAAGCTGATAAACAGGCTGCAAAAGATGCAAGGAAAGGTAGAGAAGATAGTAAAAGAAAGGTTAAAGAAAAGAAACTAGAGTCAAGAGTATTTGATGGACTTAAAAAGGTAGGAGAGAAGATAGTATCACCTGTTAAAGGTTTATTAGGACAGATATGGGATTTTATTAAGACTTTAATTTTATCTGCAGTTGTTGGAAAACTTATAAAGTGGTTTCAAAATCCAAAGAATAAGAAAAAAGTACAGTCTGTATTTAGATTCATTAAAGATTGGTGGCCTGCATTATTAGCTGGATGGTTGTTGTTTGGAACAGGTATTGGAACCTTAATCGGAGGAACAGTAGCAGCAGTTGCAGGATTTATTCCTGTTTTAACAGGATTATTAGCACCTTTAGCAGCATTTGCAGCATCTCCCATAGGACTGGCAGTACTTGCTACTGGTGGTATAGCTGCTTTTCTGGCTACGCAGAAAAATAAAACAGATCAAGCAGTTGATGAATCTGTAAAGACTCAAGGAAAAGATAAAACTGTTAGTGATTTAAAAGAAGAAGATGCAAGCAAGAATATATTTCAAAAAGCGGGTGGGTTTATTACTGGAGAGAATCAAGAAAGAAAAGAACAAATTCAAAGAGTAGAAACTGGAACAGAAAAAAGATATGGATTCTTTGGTGAATTACCTCAACCAGCTAAATTTAATAAAGGTGGTCTAGTTCAGAACTTTAATACAGGTGGATCAGTTCCTGGAAAAGGTAATACAGATACAGTTCCTGCGATGCTAACTCCTGGTGAGTTTGTATTAACTAAGGAAGCAACTGAGAAGTATGGTACTGATACTCTTGAAGGAATGAATGCTGCTGCAGCAACTGGTAAGAAAGAAACCTCAGGAACAGGTAGATTAATTGGTAGTACGATAGGTGGATTTACTGGTGCTGCTGTTGGTTTCTTTGCTGACACACCAGTAAGTCCTGTTGCTGATATTGCATTAGGTATAGCAGGTAGTGCAGCAGGTGGAGAGATAGGTGATAATATAGAGAGAAAGATAACTGGTAAAGGTAAAGGTGATAGTGCTACCAATGCTACTCAGTCATTTAGGAATGGTGGTCTGGTTCAGTATCTTAATAATGGTGGTCAAGCGAAGGAAAATAAAAGTAAACCAACAGCTGAAGATTTTGGACTCAGAAAAGATTTTGATTATGATAATCCTGAACATAGAAAGGAATTTGTAAAAGTAATTGGTCCTTCATTGAAGATCTTCATGGACAATCATAATGCAATACTTGACAGTGATCCAGAGTTCTTTAATCAGAACTTAAGGCTTCATATGGATAGAGATGGAAAGATGCCAGATTTTGGTAGGACAGTTGCTAATATGAGTGAGTATGCATTTAATGAGACTGTGAGGATGACGCAGGAGAATGAGGCTATACAACCAGAAGCTAAAGAAGCACTTCTTAAGAAGATGTTGTGGGTTAGGAAGGAAACTTTAGAAAATCCTAATTTTAAATCTGATATGGCATTTAGGATTAATAAAGATATTCCAGGCACAGCAGCAAATAGATTATATTTGAGAGCTCAAAATGATCCTAATAATATAGCAATAAAGGCAGGAATCTCTCCAGAAGAGGTAGCAAAACTTTGGAATAGACGGAAAATGTCTGGTGGTGGTTTAGTTCAAGGATTCCAAGGTGGTGGAGGAGTAGAACTTATAGGTCCAG